CGCTTGGCCTTCTCGGCGTTCGCTTTCGCGCGCGCTTCGTTCTGGCGGGCGAGCGCCTTCCACTTCTCGAGTTCCGCGGTCGGGTCCGGCTGCGGTGTTTCCTCAACGACCGTTTCGGTCGCCTCCGGCTCAGCAGCAGGGGTTTCAGTGATGGGGTCAGACATTGGTTATTGCTCCCGTTTCGGGTATGAAAAAAGCCCCACCGTTTCGGTGAGGCCGGACCCCCAACGGGGGAGACTGTGACTATCTGGGTAGTTTCAGGTGATCGTTCGCCAAATCCACCTGCTCGCGACGCGAATACCGCAAGAATCCGGTATCCGTGATGAACTTCCGCATGCGCGCCTGAGCGTGCCTGACGTCCTGGCGTGCCTTCGACGCGGCGGCAGGATTCGACGCGTACTCGAGAGTCCGTTTCGCTTTCCGAATCTCCAACTCGAGCCGACGTTGCTGCTGGGTCAGGTTGTACAGGCGTTGGTCATCATCCGCCCACGGCTTCACCGCCGGCAGTTGGGTGACACCAGGAATCACACCGGACAGGACATGCTTACAGTTCGGGTGAAACAAGCCCGCCGCGGTCGCTTCCGCGATCGTCGCATGCTCACCATCCGGTGTTTGCGTGAGGACCCGGTTCTGCCACGGCTGGCATAACGGGCACGGGTGACCGTCATCCGACACGGTGAACAGGTGAATCCCGGCCGCGGTCAACACTTGCAGGTGGGATGCGTTGTACGCGCGCATCGTCTCCGACCTGACCGACATTTCCACGTACGCGGACAACGACCAGTTACGGCCCGACCGGTCCGTGAACCCTGTCACACCCTGCCGGACGTACTCACGCCACGCGAACGCTTGAGCCTGCGCCGGCGTGTACCCGTGCCCGAGCGCTTGCCCAGCAGCAGCAGCCGGTGAGATGACCTTGTACACGTCATCCGGGAGGCGGGTGATGCGTCGGCGCACATCCTGCAACGTGGACACGATGTCGTCACGGATCGCCTGCACACTGCGTTCACCATGCGGAATGCTGAAATCGAACGGTGCCGGGACACGCTCGAGCGCGGTGGACACGCGGGCGATCTCCTTCGACCCGGAAGCCGCACCCGCCTCCGCCGCAGATTCCACCAACGGACCCACATACTGGTCACCGGCGGTCAACTGCAGGTTCACTTTCTCCACCAGGCGCCGAATTTTCCGCAACGCCGTCAACTGGCCGAGCACATCCGGGGTCGTGAACCGGAGAATCCCCGCCACACCACCCAGCAGACGCGACTCGGCAGTGAAATACAGGGCAATCAGAGCCGCCAACCATTGCCCGAACGCGCCCGACTGGTCAGGGGGCACGTTCGACACGTCAAACCCCCTTCTGCGGCGGTGCCGGCGTCAACGTGTCGCTCGAGCCTTTCTGGTCCGGGGCTTGCTTCGGGACCTGCGCAGGGTTCACACCCTCCACATCAACACCCTTCACCCCATACGAGTTCGCGAGCACACCACCCGTAGCGGAACCGTTCGCAGCGGTCGCCGCCCACAGGAAGTTCGCTTTGTTCTCCGGCAGCATCGAGTAATCCTCGCGGATACGGTCCACTTCCGCGTTGATCTGCTCGTCATCCCAGTCATCGTGCAACTGAGACACACGCTCGAACAGGCTGATAGCTTCCGCGTTCACCAAAGCGAGGATCGTGTCAGCCACGATCTTCGGGTCAACCTTGTCCGAATCCGACCATTCCACGTCGGGGAGCGCGTCACCACGACCGGGACCGGCGAACACGAACCGGTCAACATCCAACAGTGCCGCGAAAATGTGCGACAGTTCAGGCCGGCAGTACATGACCGACGATTGACGGGTCAACACTGTCAACCCTGCGCGCGCGTTCACTTCCGTCGCGGTCACCGCAACCTCACCCGCGTCACCGAACGACTGTGGGGAGAAACCGCACGCCTGATACGTGCGCGCCAACAAGTGCACAAGGGTTTCCATGTGCTCCTTGTAGCGAATGTTCGGTTGGAAATCCTTGATAAACGACTCCACGTTGCCTTTGGAGTTCGCGGTGTTCAACGACCCGACCTGCTCACCGAGCTCGGTGAAAATCTCACGGTCAGCATCGAAAATGGCACCCTGACCGGGTGCACCCACATCCAGGAGCCCCTTCGGCACCACAATGCGGGCTTTACCCAGACGAATGTCACGCATCCACGACGTGTACACTTCATCGATCTGATCGAATAAGTCTTCGGCACCGTCGAACGCGGACTTCCCCATATCCCGTGCGGCCGGGTCCTTCCGCAGCCGCCCGTTCGGTTTCGACCACGGCAAATACACGGCCGTGAGCAGGGCCGAACCGGTCGGCACAGACGAATCAGCATCCACCAGTTCAGCGAGATACGCCGCGTCCGGGTGATCCGTCAACGGCACCGGCATGCCCAACTCTTTAGCGGACGACCCACGGTACAGCCCGTACTGAATACGACCCTTCTCATGCAACTCGAGCAGTTTGTACGACCCGCCGTCACCATCCAGCGGTGCCAGATCAGACCAGAAGATCACATCCACAAGCCGACCGGAGCGGAACGTGGGCACTGCCGCGTCCGCCGCCACGGTGAGCAGGTACGGGCGGTCGTCTACCACGTCCTGATCCCAAGCGACCTTCAAGTAGGAACCGCCATGAGCGGTCCTGAGCTCGCCAGCCTCCAACAGGGCGGCATGTGCACGGTCGTCAAGGATTTCCGTCAACCGTTCCGTCGCCGTTTTCCCCGTCGACGCTGTAAGCCCGGTGTCGTCATCGTCATGGTCCATGTCACCGAAATGCGCGTCCGGCATGACGGCGAACACAACCTGCGCACCCATCCGCGCGATGTCCGCAGCAACCGGCACATGCATTTTGTTCGGTCGTTGCGTTGTGGTTTGCGCGGTCGGTGTGCCCCAGAAGAAGCGGCGCACCTGACCCCAAATCGAGGTGGAGGTTTGCAAACGGTTCGTGGCGTACAACCACGACAGAGCGTCAACGTCACCCGTGTACCAGGCGTCGAACCGTTCAATCCCAGCCAGAACATTCCCGAGGTTCGCGGGCGGCCACATTTCACCAGACTCAGGCAGTGGCATGGCGTCTCCTGTCAGAGGTTGAGGTGGGGTCGCCACACGGACTCGGTAGTGGTGACCGCGTACCGCAAAGCGTCTAATGAGTGGTCGGCGACTTTCAGCACGGCGTCTTCACCCTTTTCGGCTTTCTTCGCGTCGTACGCGTAACCGGGGAACTCAGCGATCAGACCAGGGCAACGATCCGAGATGAGCAACGTGTCGTTCGCGAGCAGGGACGCAACCGTTTTGATCCCGTACGGCACGTCATTGTCGGCGTTCATCACACCGGCCACACCATCCACCTGCAACGCAACCCGGAGTGACGCGGCGGCAGGGTCGAGAATGACCCGTTCCGGTTCCAAATACGCTTGCGACGGCAGATGCGATTGTTTCAACCACGGCGCCAACCTGGCGGATAGTTCAGCGTCGGTGAGGAAGTGACCTTTCTCCACACGCCACTCATCGACCGCGAACAGTTTCGAGCCGACGCGTTGCCCGTACTGGTCGTGCACATCCGCCATGCCGAGCACGATCGCGGTGGTGGGGTTGTTCGTGCCGTAGTCCATGCCCACAGCGATGAGGCGGCGCATCGGCGGGAGTTGTTCCCACGGGATCACGTACCGTTTGTCGTCCCACATGGGGAACACGGCGCCATCCGCCGCGACCCACTCACCGAGGACGTTGCGGCGGTAGTAGAGGCCGACGTTCTCACGTTTGATCGCCGCTTTGCGTTCCTCGCTGAGTGCGGGGTTGTCGTCCAAGTAGAACTGCCACTGCCGCCAGTCCGGACGTGTCCCGATGACGTCAAGGTGACGGGTTTTGAACCAGTGCGCCGGGGAGTCCGGGTTCGTTGTCCCGAAAAGTTGCGCACCCTCCCACAACCGGTTCAGCAGTTGGGTGAAGAAGTCCTCGTGCAGGAGTGTGATCTCATCCACGTACGCGCCCGCACAAGTCAGACCACGCAGCACGTTCTCCGACCTGACGTCGGATGAGCCGAGCACCCACACGGTGCGACCCAACACTCGAGCTGTCGGCGCGCCCGGCGTGTACGACACTTCTTTCGCCAACGGGCCGAACAGGGTGGGGTCCATCAGGGTGGTGAACACGTTACGCGCCGCCGAGTCACGGGTGCGAGAGACAACGATCAGTTCCCCACGCACTTTCGACGTGGCAATGTAGATCATGAACCGGAGCAGCGACGCGATCGTTTTCCCCGACCGGACGCTGCCCTGCCACACGTTCACCCTGCAGGTGGACTCTTTCACGGACAACAGTTGCTTATCGGATAGGGGAAGATTCAGCATCGTTATCCCCAACCCGCACGGCCGAAAACGGCACCGATAACAACCCTTATGTCAGTCTGAAAGACAACAGGGCGAACGCTGAGCTACTTATCCACAACCCCCAACGCCC